TGTATTTTTTAATGATACGGCGACCACCGAGATCTACACTCTTTCCCTACACGACGCTCTTCCGATCTATTAGGAGGAATAGAGGGAAGATTAGGAGGAATGGAGGGCAGATTAGGAAGTTTAGAAGAAGGACAAAATGAGATGAAAAAAGACATAAATGAAATTAAACTTGAACAGAGATTTATGTGGGAAGATATAAAGAAAATAGATAATAGACTAGAAAGACAGGAAATTAAATTAAGAAAGGTTGCACCATAGAAAACAAATCAGAACACCAAGATTCCTTTCCTCTTGATCTCTTCTAAAAGATAAATAACTTGACAAGATTATCATTTGGTATATAATTAAATTATAAGATATATCTTCAGGGGGAGGTGCAAATCCTCACCGGCGGTAAAGCCCGCGAGCCGAGAAATCGGTTGACTTGGTTAAATTCCAAGGCCGACAGTATAGTCTGGATGAAAGAAGATGTAGTAGACCTTGTCTATTTTTGACCCCGAAGATTTTCTTCGGGGTCTCGTTATGTAAACATAACGATATCCCCGAGAAAATAAAATTTTGGAGGGATTGTTTATGTACACATTAAGTAAAGAATCATGGAACACAAAAAGCATGGTGAAGATTTCAGTATTAGCAGTTATTTCATTTATTCTTATGCAATTAGAATTTCCAATTGCAATTTTAGCACCAAGTTTTTTACAAATGGATATATCTGATTTACCAGCATTAATTGGCTCTTTTGCCATAGGACCAATGGCAGGAGTAATAGTTCAATTATTAAAAAATATGCTACATCTTTTTCAAACTTCAACGGTAGGAATAGGGGAATTGGCTAATTTTGTAGTAGGATCAACATTTGCATATACAGCAGGATATATTTATTATAAGGAAAAAACTTTTAAAAGAGCTATAATAGGCCTTATAATAGGTACGGTTACTATGACAATAGTCATAACTATTGCTAATTATTTTATAATGTTTCCTTTCTATGCTAACTTATATGGAATAGATTTAGATACTATTATATCTATGGGAACAGCAATAAATAAAAATATAGTAGATTTAAAAACCATGATGTTCATTGCAGTAGTGCCATTTAATCTATTAAAAGGTACCATTGTAACAATAATGACATTGCTAATATATAAAAGGGTATCACCAATATTGCATAAATAATAAATAGTCAGGCTTAGAGCCTGACTATTTATTATTTATGAATTGTAAATTGTAAATTGTTAATTATTTTGAGAAGTGGGATATAGTAAGTTATTAGGTTTGTTTTTATTTCAACTCATTTTTTGCTATAACCAATCTTATATCTTCGTAGGTATAATCTTCAGGTAATAGCTCCTTGATAGGTTTCAACTTTTCAAGTCCTAATTCATTTATTGCACCTAATATTTTTTCTTCCTTAACAGGATCATCTATAAATCTATCCCAATCAACATTATTGCCTTGCTCTCTAGATTTAGATAGATGTTCAATTATAGTATTCATAGTAAAATTTCTCTTTTCAGATATTTCCTTTAGGGATAAACCTTCTAGATAGGCATCATAGGTTAACTTATACCTGTCCACTAAATCTTCTCTGACCTTTTCTTCTTTTTCAACATCTATAGAAAGGATATCTTTATCAAGAGCATAATCTTTAATTATACTGAGAAATTCTTCGCCATAGCTTTCGTATTTTTTAGCTCCAACACCTTTAATCATAAGCATAGATTCCTTAGATATAGGGAAATATGATGCCATCTCTTTTAATGTTGAATCGTGGAATATCATAAATGGAGCAAATCCTTTTTCTTGAGAAATATTGTATCTTAATTCTTTTAATTTCAAGAACAATTCCTCATTAAAGGTTTCCAACAAGCCTTCTGTTGATATTGCTTTTTTCTTAGTAAGGGTTTTTATTTCAACTAAATGCTTCTTGTGGAAAACTTTAACTTGACCTCTTAAAACTTCACCAGCAGTCCCAGACAATTTTAAGACTGGGAATTTGTCAGCAGTTATATAGATATAGCCTTTGGACACCAATGTCATGATAATTTCCCTTAAAGCGTTTTCACTATAATCTTTCATTATTCCATAAGTAGATACATTATCTAAATTAAACTCCAACAATCTTTTATTTCTAGATCCCCTTAGAACTTGGATAACCATAGTTAAACCATATCTTTCTTCAACTCTAAATATACATGATAATATTTTTTGAGATTCAAGAGTTATATCCATCATCTCTGAACTATCTAAGCAGTTGCCACAATTGTCACAATGATCCTTTTCTATGACTTCACCAAAATAATTTAATATACTATTCCTCAAACAATCATTGGTATGACAATAATCTACTAAATACTGAAGGTTTTGATATAATAAGGTTTCTCGTTCTTCAGACATTTGATTAGTCTGTATCAAGAGCTTTTGCTTTACAATATCTGAGCTGGTCGTATGCCGTAATGGATATTTCTTTTCCTTTATTCCTACTGGCTTTAAAAACATACCCATAGAAAATATCAATTGAATTATACTTAAAACTAACAACACTTCCATTTGTTATTTCTAATTCTTCACTAATATAATCAAATTCCAATTTGCTGCATCCATCATTCAGTGAATCTTTGAAAGAAATTTTACTTACCAGCTCGCTAATTTCATATATTTTTTCATTTACCTTTACCAAAAATTCTATCACGAAGGAATCACCAACTTTTGTCCTGCATATATTAATGAAGGATTCGATATTATTTTTTTGTTTGCATTATAGATTTTGATATATTTGGAACCATCATTATAAAATTTCTTTGCTATACCCCATAAGGAATCACCAGATTTTACAACATAATAACCTGAGCTTTTCGGATTTTTTTCATTTTTCTTTTTTGTTTTTGTTTTACCAGTTTCTTCATCAACTTCAGGAGGACACTCCATTTCTGAATATTCTCTGTATTCCACAAGTTTTAGAGATACATATTTGTCCCATTCTTCTCCAGCTCTTTCCTTAATGGATAAGCTCTCAATCAATACTAGGGTATTGATTGCATCGCCTACTACCGTCTTATCATCTACCGTCTTACCAGCGAGAAATCTTATGGGTACAAGCCTTTCTCTCCATTCTTCAAATTTATTCAAATATTCCTGCGGTTCTTTAAATTCATTAGGCGTCTCTACATAATGCAATTTTTCATGAGGCAATTCTGTTTCAAAACTGTATTCCTTTAATTCCATATGTGTTGGTACTGCAATCTGACCAAGCTTTAAAATCTCATATTTTTCTATGGCCTGAGTAGTAGTAACTTCCAGTTCCTCAGGATTAACCGGAAGACGATATGTAGTATTATCGATATCAAAAAATATAGCATAACTACTCATTAATAAACCCCCTCCGGTGCTACTGCAATTTGTTCTTGCAGGATTGTCTGTATTCTTCCAAATAGTTGATTGGCATCAGCCGTTTCATGGACATCTCCAAAACTAACAGAAATATTAGGTGCTAGTGTATTGGTAGCAACATTGGCAATATAATCTCTCTCCGCCATATCCCGAAGATACCCCAAATCCTCATCCTCAATGTCAGTAACGACAGAACCATTTGATCCTGTACCTTGCACAGTCGTAGGATTACCGGTTGTTCCAAGAATATCCTCTGATGAGCCAAATTGACTGTAATCTGTATTAGTATTTGTTAGCTGATTACCAAAGTCGTTTAGTTTATTAAGTAAACCCGCTGCGCCATTACCAAATTTATTTACTGTATCTTCGGTACTTATGGTATCTTTATTGTTTAAAAACACCCTATAACCAGATTCCCTCTTAGTCTTTTCTTTCTCATTTAATAACTTGTTGTTAAGTTCGTCTAAATTGCTGGTTATATCAATATCAATACCAAATTTACTCAATAATCCTTGTATACCTTTAGCCATATCCAACATTTTTGTCAATACACTGGTAACTAAATCGTAGAATAAAATCTTTATTGATGCAATTGGATTACTAAATACGTTTCCAAAGAAATTTATAAAAGCAGCCACAGAATTCCACATTCTCACAAATGTATTATAGAAATTGGCATAAAAAAGACCAATGATACCTCCTACAAAACTAAATACATCTTGGAAACTTATCCCTAACTTAGATATTATGAATATGATTGCTGTGATAGCTCCAATAATAAGTAAAATTGGTGCATACATCATAATCCATGAGACAAGCGACATAGCCAATACCCCCAGTAGGACAATACCTATTGAAATCAATAACGCTTGTATTAAATCACCATTATTCATAATAAAGTTAACCAGTGAACTCACTAATGAAGATATATAACTAAATCCTGCAATTAAGACATTAACTGCCCCTTGGAATTCCTGACTATTTATAATATTACTAACCAATTGCATTATTGGATTTAGAGCATTCATTGCACTATTGGATATTTGTGTCCATATATCGGCAAACGTTTTAGGCTGGTTACTAAAATCCTGATTAATGCCCTCACTCGAAGCAAACATAGCATTTTTTAATACGTCTGCTGTAATCATTCCCTGTTCGGCTAATGTTTGTAGTTGTCCTACCGATTTTCCAGTGGCTTTTGACATGGCTTCCCCAATGGTAGGTGCACTATTTATTAGGGAGCTAAATTCATCTCCTTGAATCGCACCATCTGACATGCTCTTTGATACATCAGACAATTTTTGATCTGAACCATCAAGTTTTAAGGATTTTTGCATCAGCTCTGTAAATGCTATTGTTTCATCAGAAGATTTAAAAGTACCCAAGGAACCCATAGTTGATACAGCATCTGCCATATCTGTATAGGAAGTACTCGATCTGTTCGCTGCTGTATTAACCTTATTTTGCAATTCAGGTAACTGCTCTGACTTTCCCTTAATTTTTGCAAGGCGGTTGGTACTTTTGATATAATTATCTACCATATCTGCTCCGCTTTTTAAGTTATCTACACTGATAGATTTAATAGCTCTTTTCGCAAAACTACCCAATTTACTAAATCCCGAACTAGCTTTTTTAGCATTTTTATCAGATTTATCAAGCTTTTCATTCATGTTATCAATTTTTTCACTCGTTTTATCTATCATATTACCTTTTGATGATAACCCTGTCATTTCATTAGTAAAACTAGATAATTTTGTGGATAAATCTGTAAAATTATTTGATGCATTATTTAGTCCATCAATTGTATTACTAAGGGTTTTTGTAAAATCTTTTATAGCACCTGTTGAATTTACCATATCCCCCAATAGTTTAGAAACATTTTTGTCAAGGCCATTATATTTGTTCTTACAAAAGCTTATTGCTACCGATAAATTTGTTATATTTTTAATGTTACTAGATATTTCTGTCTGAGAGATAGCTAAACTTTTTAATTGGTCTAAGCTTGCTGTTGCCATTACCTTCTTCTACCTCCTTTCATCTTTGCTCTATTGGATTCTCGCTTTTCTTCCTCCACTCTTAATAAAATACTTGCATAGATGAATGCCTTTTCTTTATGACCCATCTCATCCAGAGTGGAGGGAAGAATATGTAGTTTTTGTAAAGCAAAGTGAGCCAGATTAAACTCCGCATCACCTTGCTTAATTAGTTTTTTACTTCATCAATTTCCTCATTAATATCGTTATCCAAGCCACTGATTTCCTGAACCGCCTGTGCCAATGTCGCATATTCTCCAACATAAAGCATCTTCTGAAGCAGTGATGATTCTCCCAATACTCCATATGCTTTTTGTAATTCAGCATTGGCCAGATCAGGAAAAACAACCGCGCTTGCAGTCATCGCCTGAACATATTCAGCCCGATCAAAGGTTTCTGCTCCTTTTTTATCTTTCTTTGAATATTTCTTAATTAGCACTTTGTTTTCTTCCTGCGTAATTGGTCGTACAATAAAAGGAATCGCTTTTCCATTATCCACAAAACGATTGGATACAATAACCTCTTTATTTTCTACTTGAATTGGGTGTAAAAATGCATTTAATGAACTCATATTTTTTCTCCTTTTAAAAAGGGAGCCCTTAGACTCCCTATGACTTTATGTTTCACTTTACTCTTGTATAATTTTTACATAATTAGGTGTTGTGAAATAACTTCCACCATCAATATCGTCGAAGGTAAAATCACTGTCAAATGTGATCGGATCATCCGATTCCTCTAAAATAGCAACTGGAATCGAATTAAAAATGACATTATTTAATGTAACACTTTGTGTCCCAACTGCTGATTGAGGATCATTATTTGTAATCACTAATCTGATGCTACCGCGGGTACCATTGTCAATATAATCAATCGCTTGTTTTAATTGATCGCTATTCATAAAGTATAATGTAGCAGAGCCGGTGCCCGATGCTCCAATAACTTTATGCTGTGTCATCCTGCTTCCAAGCATTCTCTTTTCTTGAACTACCATATCAAGCTGTGCCTTAATGCTGGAAATCTCGAACAACTCCCTAGTAACACCACCAATGGTAATATAAGCTGTTCCCTCTTGTGCTGATAAGGTATCTACTAATCTTGTATTAGACATTTATTTATCCTCCTTTATTTATGCCAGGTTCACAGAAATATATATTTTTTCTACACTGTCAACCGGCTGAATATAACAATTAATTACTACTGCATCACTATCAGCTCCGGCAATTACAGTAACATCGTCTGATTTAAAATTTGTAATTGCGGACATTCTTTGCATTTCATTGAAATAATCAACTAAATAAGAACGTAGTATTCTTCTTCCATCCTCATTATTATTCGTTTTTCCAATAAAATTGGACTCAAATATCTCAGCAATATCATTGTTAATTCCATCAACAGTACGAATTACTCTGTTTTTCATGAATTCTTTGCCCTTGTCAGGTGTCGCGGATACAAATGAATTAATATCATAAACCGCGGTTACATTCTGTACACTGTCCACCTTGAAGATGAACTTTCCTGCGGTAATGGCAGCTTCCATCTCTGATTTTGTCATTCTAGGTGATACGTCTATAGCGTCCATGTATTTTTTGCCTGTATTGGACTGGTTGATATTTGCACCTGCCGTAACACCGGCTACCCAAGCAGTAACCTGAGCTGCCGTAAGTGTTGTTCCATCTGACAGAACAACGCCATTGGCAACATTGATTACACTTTCCTTATCTGCTGCCTGATTCGCTAATACAACCTGCGCCTTAACTCCCTCACTGGTTCTCATAGCTTCCATCCAAGTTACAATGCTTGTCTTATTCGCAGCATAGCTTGTTCCATCATAGGGATAACATAAGATATTGAATTGAATTGTCTTTAATTTATTCATTGCAGCAGCTAATACCTCTGCTGTATGACTTGCTCCCAAGTTATAGACAATAACTGTTTGAGCCCCTTTTAAGGCTTCATTTACCAGCAGCTTATCTGCGGAAGTAACACCGGCGGGATAATTATTAGACAATGCTGTTACTGTATAGATATCACCTACATATCACCTACCTTACCTACACTCATTTCCTGAAGTAAAGCAACTGTTCCCCTGTCTCCTGGGGTAATGGATAACGGAGCATTCGTAAGGAAATTAATATAAGCTCCTGGTAATATTTTATTTTGACTGGTCCATGTTCCTGACATAATAAACCTCCTTTATAAGTTTGTATTGATTTGTTGTTGCTGCATAAGAATTAATTCTTCTGCAATAAATTCGCTGTACCGGATATCGAAGGTGAAATGTAACACATTGTCAGTAATTTTAGCGTTTTTATTCCTGACCTTGTAGGTACTGATTAAATCAAAGGCATGAAGCAAATTCTCCTGAATACTGACACAATCGACTCTGGCTGTTGTCAGATTGCTATAGTAAGCAACATCAAAAGAAAGTTCATTGGTATACTTATTATTAAACCGTTTGTTGTAGCTCTGACTGGCTATTCTAATTAGGAAGGCAGGGGTACTAATTGTCTCCGGTAGTACTTCATCATATATTACGTAACCCGTCGGATATAGTTCTTTTAATTTATTCACTATTGCTGCTTTAGCATCACTTATCATGCTTCATATTCACTTCCTCTCCATTGGTTTTCATTTTGTTTTGCATCACTATATTTGTACCCTTTTCATTTCTTTTACCGGATGTGTCTTGAGCACCATTCTGCCTTCTGTCCTTCGGACCGGGGAACAGATCCGGATATGTTCTCCTAATAGCGAAAAGCTGCTCTTCAAAGCCTATCATTTTACCATCTGTATCTATTGACAATTTGGATTTGTCAAATTTACAGATCAGCAGCTCCGGATACATCACATTAGCGAGTTGGCCTTGAATAGCCATATCCAGTGCCAAATCCAATTTTTGTTTCAAACTGTCTCTTTGACTCTTCATCTTTTGATATCGCTCTTCAATTTTCTCTTCCTTGGTAATGAAAATTCTGTTTTTCATCATCGCTTTTGTGATAACTTTAATCTGCTCTTCTGATAAGCTTTGCATTTTTAAAATTTCTATAAACTCCATGATGTTTCTCCTTCCTATATCTACGGTTTTTACGAGTATTCCATCTCCTGATAGGGTGCCTGTATTGTTCTTTTACGTCTGCAATAAGGAAAAAGACCTTTGATAAACCTGTATAT